CAAATCTTCCGCTGTCACCATAGCCTAGGTAGTAGTTGGCAGTTTGTGAAACAAGTCCAGTTAGACCCGACGGATTGGCCACCGGAGTCAATGTGGTATATGCTGCGGGTATGCTGTTGCCCAAGGCAGCACAGCCTGTGCCCGATCCACGTATGGTTTCCAATGAAGTCAATGTGGCAGCCGAACACCAGATGGTGCCTGCTGCATTGTTGATGGCACCATTGATTGCTGCGATTGTAGTGAAGGCGTTGTACTGAGAAATAGCAGTGGCCAATGCTGTTGGTATGGTCTTGATGCCTTGATTGTTTAGCAATGCCGCACTGGCAGTGAGTTGTAGCGGTGTCAATATACTACGTGCCATATCAACCGGCCCTTACATTTTCACTGCCACCGGTGCGAGCATGCCCACAACTGTCTGGATTGCCTGCCACATTGATGGGCCGATTATTCACTCTCACACTTTTAACACCATTGGCTGTGACCGGTGTGTGCGTGGGTCGTGAATTGTGAGAACTCACTGTGCTACCATCCACAGCAACGGGTCGATTATTCACTCGAACAGAATTGACGCCAGTCGTGACCACACCACCGCCGGTATCTCTATCTCCTGTGCGCTGTACTTGTGGCATGTTATCCCAGTATGATTTTCTTTTCAGGTATCTTGATACCTGTTGTGGCTTCGATGTATTTCATCTTGACTGGATCATCGGTCAAGGTATAAAGGCTCACGCTAGAAGTATTTAGTTGTAGCCGTTCTTCGGGATCTGCGGTGAACAAGCTGGGCACCAATCCCATGCCTTGCGGGCCCGGAGCCACACTGACTGGATGTTCGATTTCAAGCCAGCCATCTGATTCTGCTGAAACTTTGGCGATGAGTTCTTCTCCTGAGTTCAATTTGAAGGTATAAACTTGACCTGGTGTGATTGACATTTTCATTTTAAACTTTCTGTATAACGTATTGGTAATTTATCATTCCGATGCGAATGTGTTTCTGAAACATGTTCACAAATGCATCGATTGACATTTTTGGGTGATCTAGTATGTCCGGGGATTCGTTCCATAGATAATCATCAAATATCATGTATCCATCGCTTTTGAGCAGGCCAAATGCCATCACAGCATCGGCTAACACAGCATCTGAACAATGGCTTCCATCCACATACACTAGATCAAATTGTCGTTGATCCACGATCAACTGAGCAAGACCATGGAAGCTCATCACTGCCATGGGTTCCACCACTTGGGTGGGTTTCTTTGCCAAGTTTGTATTGTGCAGGAAGATATCCTTGATGATCAGTTGATCTGGTAGTTGATCATTTTTGTAAGCATTCATCGGAGTATTGCCAAATGGATCTATACAAGTAATAGTACCGGTATCACTTAGCATGTTCTCCAACATCCAACAGGTACTGCGCCCTTCGTGTGATCCTATCTCTAATATAGAATCCAACGGCTGATCCATGTGTTTCTTTACAAACTCAAAATTCACCAATCCATTGGAAAACCAATCAGAAGTAAAAAAGCGGGTGGTCACAAAATCTGGGATGTTTTGCCGGAACCAATCAATAGTGACGGATCCAAAATCAGGCAAGGTGCTTGCGGAGCTCATTGAACCCTCCTACCAGTGTTTCATCCAAGAAGATCTGTGGCACGGAACGAGCATTTGGTACTGCTTCTAATAGTTGTTCGCGAGTCCAGTCATGGCTCACGTTGCGTTCTTCAAATTCGATGTTTCGCGACGTCAGCAATGCTTTGGTTTGGTCGCAATAAGGGCATTGGTCTTTGGACCATACTATGGCTTTCATTTATTTCCTTACAAATTGGGTAATTGTTCGTAGTCGAGGCTTTCGCTCATGACGCCGATAACATAGTTAGTTGATTCATTCTCTTGCAGTGCAGTTTGTTTCTTGGATGTGTCCGAATGCTTGTTGAACCAAGGAATAGGTGTGGTCCGTGGTGCAGGTGATTGATACTTGATACCAATGTCCTTGAGCGCACCCACTGCGGTGTAGTCCACAAAGTCTTTGAGGATAGCAGCATTGAGTCCGATCACTGGGCCTCGATTGAATAGATAGTCGGCCCATTCTTTTTCTTCACGTATCACATCCAGGTACAACTGATAAACTTCAGCTTCGCATTCTGCTTTGGCTTCTGCAAAGCGTGGATCTTCTTTGATCACTTGATTGATCATGAACGCGGTCCATTCTTTATGCAACAATTCATCTTGAAGGATTAGGCTGATGATATTGCCATTACCAATAAAGATCTTGTTCTCCACCATGGCCAGACTTGTGGCAAACGATACCATGAATCTGAATGCCTCCAATGCATAGCTGGCATGCAAGGCCATCCATATGGCTCGAATATGACTCTTTTCACTCACTGATCCTGGGTTGACTTCTTTAAAGCAATTTAACTCGTGCAGTTTGTCATAGTAGTTGCCCACGCTGCTTGCCATGTCCACAATATCTTGTGTGTCGTGTATGGTGTTGAACACATCCTTGGGCACGTTGTAGATGTTGCGTATGATGTGGCTGTAACTGCGACTGTGGATGTTGGTCTCAAAGAAACTCCAGTTGTACATCAAGGCTTCCAGTTCTGGCAAGCTCACACACGGAGTGAATACCTGCGCTGGTCCACGGCCTTGCAAACTGTCCAGTGCTGTTTGGCGCAGCAGGTTTGAGGTGAAGATATGTTTCACAGCATCCGACGCGTCTTTGAAATCGTTGGCGTCCTTGCTGAGACTGATCTCTTCGGGCACCCAAAAGAAACCGCGAGCAGTTTGCTCGATCTTTTGTATCTTGTTGTATTTGACTTCTTCAAAGCGTTGGATTGTGACAGGACCTTCTGGATCCAGGAACATCTTGCGATTGAGATAATCGGTCTTTGTGGTTAGGTTGTATTGTTGTTTTGACATAGTATCCCTTAAAGTTTACATGCTTCGCAGTCTTCCTCATCATCAAAGTCAATGGGCATGAGTGGTGCATCCTCTGCTACTTCTTTGCTACCTTGTTTGTTGATCAGGCTGTAATAAAAAGTTTTCAATCCCCACACATGTGATTGCATGAGGTTCCGAGCAATCAGTGTGGTGGGCACTTTGCGATCTGCAAAGTGTGCAGGATTGTAGAATGTGTTGGTTGAGATACTCTGATCCACATAGGCTGCGATCACTGCTGCGGTTTTAAGATAGCCTTCGCAGTCTTTTTGTTCCCACATCATCTGATACTTATTTTTCAACTTGTGATATTCAGGAACCACCTGCACAAAACTACCTGCCTTACTTTCTTTAACACTGATCAGGCTCATAGGCATTTCAATACCATTAGTGCTATTGATTACTACAGAGCTGGATTCTACAGGAGCCACGGCCATCTGTGTGGCGTTGCGGACACCATGTTGTTTCATATTGGTGCGTAGTGTTTCCCAATCCAGTTCCGGAGAGAAGTCTGCGAGTTCGTTCACACCCCGGGCTCGTAGTTCCCATGGAAACACACCTTTGCCGTAGCGTGTGTGCTCGCTGCCCACGCAAGCACCGCGTTCTTGTGCCAGTTCTACACTGGCTTCTGTGAGATAGAAAGCCATATGTTCCATCCATGATTTAATTTCAGCTAAAGCATCCTTCTCCCCGTAGCGCAGGCCTCTCTTGGCGTGCCAGTAGGCGAGGTTGGTGACGCCGATGCCGAGTGGGCGGATCTCGTCGTTTGACAGTTTTGATTGGATACTTAAGAAGTCTTGGTAATCAAGAATATTATTGAGACTGCGGTGCAGAATGCGGGCAGCACGGCGAATATCTTCCGGGTTGCGGAAGGCTCCCCAGTTGAGACTTCCCAATGTGCAAAGTGCGATACGACCATCAGGATCATCCAGTCGCTTGAAGGAACGAGTAGGCAACAATATCTCACAGCAAAGATTACTCTGGTAAATGGTATGATATTCCGGATCAAACGGCCCTTGACTCATCACATTGTCAATGAACACTAGATATATACGTCCAGTGTCTGTTCGTTCCTTGAGAATACCACTTTTGAAAACTTCCTCCGCAGCCATCGTCTTCTTACGCAGGCCCTTCTGCTTTTCATATTTGCAGTAAAGTTCTTCAAACAGCGGAGTATTTTTATAAAATGCTTCATATAAGTCAGGTACTTCGTTGGGGTCAAAGAAAGTTATGTTCTCTTTGTTCTTAAAACGCCGCCAGAAAAATGCGGATAGAACCACACCATAGTCCATGTGTCGCACTCGGGTTTCTTCTGTGCCTTG